TTACGCTATCTTATGCTTTCCAGCCGAGCTACCACCCACTACATTTGCCTCTGCATTAGCAGTGATCTCATCAACAACCGCATTAGCAATCGCTTCCGCCAATACTGATGCTTGCGCATGCTCACCAGCGATCACAATTCCGCCCTTGACCATTTCTGCTTCAATCTTGCTTTTTAACCCTGATTTACTTAATGCCATATTATTTCCCTGCAAAAACGGTAGTGGAGCCATCGACATGTGGCTTACCAGTGAATGGGCAAATACTCGCACAGGTGATCACCCCTTTTCCGCCGTTAAGTTTAATCGTGTCTGCATCTTCGGTTATATCCTTGGCTTTAATGATCAGTGATTTTGCACTGTCGAGATGCATGTCTTCTGTGCTTTGTATTTTAACTTCTTTGTTACTGCCTAAAAGCAGGTTATCCAGCGAGGTAATAATCGCCTTTTCACCGACGAGTATTTTCAACGCCCCCATGATTTCATTGACCTGGTTACCGTCTATTTTATTAATGTCGTGCGTAGCAACCTTCGTGCTGCGTTCGTGGTAAGTCTGTTCGCTGGTTTGGGCTTCAACAATTGATTTCTGACTGGACTGTTTTATTTCACCATCTGTCTGCAAGTGCCAATCGCCATTACTACCGGCTAACTTACTGCGATGCGATTGCTGCAGACTCACATCGGTTGCGCGGTTATCCGGTACCAACGTATGCCAGGGTAAAAGCGACGTGATCACCGGCAATGAATCAAGACCATCAATATATTGAATTAAGCACTGCATGCCAGGTGTTGGTTCAACGAACAAACCATGCTCATGTCCCTGCCCTGACGCAATACTGACTTGCTCAAAGACAGGAACGGCTAAGGGCTTACCTGTAACCGCATCTAATAATTGAATATCCGCCGCTTTATAGGCGCGAAATGCACTGCTTACACTGGCACCATTAACCGGCATATCATAAATTTTCTCTATCCGAGCCAATTGCGGTAAGTGTTTACGCTGTCCTAATTCGGGGAAGTAACGTAATACTAAGCGGCGTATAGCGTTTTTGACCATCTGATAACCTGCTTATTTCCTGTTAATGTCACTTCGGTAAGGTAACGACCATTAAGTTTTAGTCCTGGACGTAACTTAGGGATCGCAATTAATTCACCTTTACTCGAGCTAATCGGCTTGATTGGGTGTTCTGAAAATTCAGTGATGACCGATTTTGACCAACCTGAATCATGCCAGCTACCCACGTAGACCTTGCCATCGGGGCGTTGCTGAAAAATATAATCCGGTACCTGGTATATTTTTCCCAACTGACGTAATACCGATATGCCATCGCCTTGATGATAAAAACAAGGAACGGGCTGATTGATATAATCAGCATCGGGATAAATAAAATGAAGGCCGGTGGCAGAGAGCTGATCCAATACATCTTTCATCGTGGCAAAACGAATGGCCATATTAGCCGGCAGTGATAACGCGCCGAGTAATTCACGGCAAGTCAGATACCAACGACCGGATGATTGATACTTAGATTCAATAACCCCCATGAAATAAGGCTGCAGGTTATCGACCCGATAACCGAGGTGTAATTCTACGATGCCTTTAGGCTCTTGCTCACAGGTAACAATAAAGCTGGCGCGACCAGGACTAAACAGATCAAGCTGCACACTGTTATTGATAACATTAACCACGGGTTTACCACCAATGGTTAATACGGTGGTTAGTCGTGCCGAATCGGGTTTACCCATCTCTTTATCCATACCTTTAGCCATAAATTAAGGACCCTCTACATTTTCAAATTGCTGTTGCAGTGAATTATGGCCATCGGTACTTTGCGGTATTGCATTGTTATTGGCTTCGCCATCTAGCTGCAGTTGTTCGCGTTCTGACTTGCTCATGACTTCGAGTAAATTAAAACTAACAACCCAAGACTTCACTTCGTCATCCTCGGTCGCACTCATTTCACCATCAAATTTGGCTTTACGAACCTTGAATGATTCTGCAACATCACAATTCACCGTGCGGATAATTCTGGCGCCGTGTTCGTCGAGCTCTTTAGCTTTCGATATTAACTTGGCTAACGCGGATTTTTCGTTAAAAGGGATCTTGGTGGTGACAGATAATATGGCAGGTTTAACGCCGTTATCAGATGATAAGGACAACGAACCATAACCACTTAAGTCTTCGCCTGCTAATTTGAAGCTGCATTTTATTTTGGTTTCATAACCTGGTACTTGCCAACCATCGAGCGCTATCATAAAAACAGTTCCTTAATCGGTTCAAGTTCACTGCTATTACCCACGAATGCGCAAAAAGCCCAATACGCTTTATCATCACCAAGACCTTGCAGTTTATCTGCTAAGCCTTTGGCTGTATTGGCGCTGATGTTTATGCAATTTAAACCGCTATTAATGGTATTAAATACCGCCATCCCTAAGCGGGCATCACGTTCACTCTTTAACTGCTGACATTCGGCCAGTGCGCTATCAATATCACCAATCAAACCTTGCCCTTGGTCATTAACCTGAGCTAATGAATCAGCCTGATATTGCAGCTTAAGCGCTGGTATCGACCGCTTATCACTAAATACCGTCCACTCTATTGATTGCTCATTTCCTTTAGGACGAATGAATTTGTCTGAATCTAATGTTGCTAGGCTCGTTGCATAACGCCCGCATTCAACAAAGCCGGTTAATGGGCAATATTCATTTATCGCCGCCAAACGCTTGGCTAAATCCTTCGAGCTATCACTGCTCACCCACAAGACCAGGGCATTAAAAACCGCAGGTCTAAACTGGCGGCTTTCATCCTTAATAGCGTTTACCAATAAGACCGCGCCCTCAGCAGCAGTGCAAAAGGTCGCGGTTTGATGGGACGCAAGGCTAATACTCTGCATTAGCTAATAGCGGGCTTCAGTGGCCAAACGATATCATCAACATTTTGAAAGTTTTGAGGAATATCTCTTAACTCTTGGCGATATGCTCGAAATGGCGCTACATCCAATGATAGGTCTAGAGCCTGATTCACTAATCTATCCGCTGTAGACAATAAACGATCACGTTTTTCTATCGCGACAAGCCAGTTTTCATCAACCAATCCACGACGTGTAATAACTTGCATCATATCTATACCTCAAACTTTCTAATGAGTTCTGTTTTAGGGTTATATAAATTCCCATGTTTTTTTGATTTCGGAAAATGCCCGACAGTAATAGTAGGAAGCGCTAAATAAAAGATATCGCCGACCTTCGCATTCTGAAAATTAATATCGATATGCGTATAAGAACCGGGGTTAGCTGAGGAATGGTGGTCTACAATCTGCTGCCATTCATGATTACTCGCCCCTCTCCACTTGATATCACCTACCGATTTGATATAAGCCATGAATGATGCGCTAGGGCTTCTTTTTATCTGCTGCTGGGGTATGTAAAAGTCATAACCACTCGATTCAATAAATAAACTATCTAACACGGTTAATTTTAAAATATTAAAGTTATTAGAAAAATAGCGTGCTGAACCAATCCCCATAAAGTTTAATAATTCAGTTACTTCTGTATCTCTACTGTTTGGTTCTGAACCACTGACAACTGAGATAATTTCAGACTTAAAACAATCATTACGACCACCGCCAACCCCCATGCCTATAGGATAAGTATTCTCAGAACCAAGCGCATTTTCAGCCAGGGTGTGAACATCTAAAAAATCAGAGTTATAATTAAGTGCAACAAAACCCAAATTAGATATCAGCTCATCATTAAGCCCGTTAAACTTCTGTTCTGCAGACGCTACTTTACTGTCAATTACTTGTATTTTTCCATCAACAACCCCGGTGAGTTTATTGCTGGCTTGTACCAATTCTGCAATGTTCTGCTCTATTGTCATGTTCTGTTCCTCTTACCCATAATTAAGCCGATGTAATGTGCTTTACCTGTCGGTACATAGTACTGACCTGTGCGGTTGCCAGTTTGGCGAGTGAGATTTGTACCTCACTATCTTGTTTCTGACGCTGTTTTATCATTGCTGATTGTGTTTGTTGCAGTGTTTGCCCTTCTTGCTCTAGGGTTCCAATGTGAACTTGCTGCAGTTCGATAGTATTTCGTAAACTGCTGATAACGTCTTTTAAGCCTAAGTGGCGCGTCATGTTGTCTATTTGCGCAGTAGCATTAGCAACAATAGCCAATTGCATACTGTCCAGGCGAGGGCTGTAGTCAAACATCCAACTGCTGGCTTTGATCTCGATACGGGCAAGCGCTTTGGCTGCAGCGAACTTCAATACAAAACTGCGGTTGTGTACGTTATTCACGCCCTGGCGTTTACGCTGCAGAGGTAAATAATCCAGCGCTAACAAAATGCCGGTACTGGTGACTAGCCCAATCCAGTTGTAATCAAAGTCACCGATGTCTTGATCTAACACCGTAGCCCAGGCAACAGTATGTTCATCAATAAAACCCGTAATTAACTCATCCGTTTGATAGACAATCTGAGCTTGTGCAGGGATCGCCATATTAGGATCTCGCGCTACGTTATCACTTAAATTAGGGACATTCGCTAACACCAGTGTTGAGACATTTAGCCCCGTATTTTCAAGTGCACAGGTGGTAATGTGCTGCTTGCCAGCATTAGTAAGAATGCCGGTTACCTGTTGTTCTGACATAGAAACTTACTCCGTTGCAGTACTAATGCTGCTTTCTTTACTCAAGAATCCATAAAGTGGCTGCAGTGTCAGTGGATGTTCAACTGACATATTCAGTGGCAACAATGGCACGTTCTGCACATTGTATTGACCACCGAGAAAACCACTCATGGGGTTAAATTCAATATCACTGCCTTGCGTCAGAGCTAAGCCCAAATCAACATGAACACTGTCCCACTGCACATCAAGCCAACCTGGTGCGAATCCAACATCAACCACGCTGTGCACGGTAAATTCATAACGTCTGCAGGTGCGTCCATAGAGCTGGATCAACTCGGGCATCAGTTCGCCGTATTTCGATACGGTATGACTGCTAAAATCGATAGCAATAATGTCCCAATCTCGGTTATCAATACGTTCGCTCACTTTGATTACATCGATACCAAGTCGATTAAAGATGGCTTCAATCGTGGCTATTTCTCCCGCATCAACGCTGTTAACAAGTGCATGCTGGACCCTTTTTCTAAAAAACTCCGCCGGTTCGAAAGGCAGTCTTTCAGTCAAACGTTCCCAGGCTAATAAACCTAAAAAGGGTTCTTCACTTTGTTGCTCATCTTTTTGTGCAACTGCCCACATCACCCAATCTTTGGTATTACTCCAGTATTGCTGCGCGGCTTTCATTAATTGCTCGGCATGGCCTTTGTTTAACCAGGTCGCAATTTCGGGTTGTGGTGGTTGCGGTTTGTGCTGAGAACTACCCATGTTGCACGACCAACTGCGTGAGTCTCGGCAACCACAAATCCGTTTTAATATCACCACAATCAAAATCGATACTGCGTAATGCAGAGAATTTATTATGTAACTGCGCTTGTAATAGGCTCATGCTAAATGACGAGTTCGGTCGAGTTCGCGTCGGTTGATACGCATCGTTTAACCGAAATGCCGCCTGAATAAAGGTCTTTATCTCTGCGCTAATATCGACACTATTTACATGTAACGAATACGTGGCGGTTATCATTTTGTCTTGTGTTGGCATTGCATACACTTGAAAATCATCACCGTGGCCATGATGACCGTCATCACGAATATGCTGGTTAATGACCTTTAATAATCCGGTTGATACTTGGCCAACATTTAAGTAAATAAACGCATTGGCAGTACCTGGTCCACGCGGCGCCTGATTTACAATTTCAATATTTTCGACCGGTATTGCAAAGTCGCTGATTATCGATTTGTACACGGTATTGATGTGCCATTTAGCGGCTGTGCCGAATACGTTTCTTATCCTGTTTCGGTATGCTTCTGTGCATTCTTTATTAGCACCAGGGATAAGCAGCCAGTCTTTTTCATTACGAACAGTCACGCCCTCGATTGAGTTAACCAGGCGGTAATAACTGCCCACAGGTAAGTTATATGCTTGCCCTGCAGTAACCGCTTGCGTCAACACTTCAATGACCGATTCGCCGTCTTGAAATACCACAGCGCTGAGCGTGCGTAATTGATATACCACGCCGCCAATACTGTCACTTTCTACCAAGGCACCGGCGGCAATACTCAATACGCCATCACTGCTGGCGCGTGTTAAGGTCAACATGCCTTTGGCGTTGATAGCATCTACAACAAAGACATTGCGACTCGGACCATGCAACCCGATTAAGGCGCTGCGACTTGCCGTCATGATAAATAAATCAGGCATCAACACTCGAGCAATCCAATCGAGTAAACTCACCACTGGCTGCGTGATGAGTGCTTTAACCGTGCGCCAAAATGGGCTAAACGGACTGCCATTTTCAATAGTAATTTGCTGATCAGTAAGCACCTGGTCCCATTGCTGCTTTGCAACGGTGTCATTCACAGGTAACCCAGCATCCGCCATCATTTGTTTAAAGTCAGGCACGATATCCGGTGTTCTATTTTCATTACTCATGCTATGCCCCTGCCCACTTCATTAAGCCGTATTGCTTTGTTTCAGCTTCAATCGACAAGGTGTTATCACTGTTGTAGGTAATTAAAATCGAGCCTGGCTTAAGTCGGTCGTCTTGCTCTACTTCCAGTTCTAAATCGGTGATCACTGGCGCAATACCATTGATGTTGCGCTGCTTAACGAGCTTAACCAGTAAGCCACTTTCAATAATGCGGTGTTTAACGTCTTGCCCAATCACCTTCGCAGCAGAGAGTTTTTCCACACTAAGAGACGGGTTAAACACAAAATCACCATCGACAATGTTTAAATCAACATGCATATTTATCATTAGCCGGCTAACTCCATTAACTGTTCAAAATCATGAGCAAGGTTGTCACTTTTCATCACCACGTTATCGATGTACACGCGCTTGCTGTTATCGGTACTGGCATTACTGTTGTTATTCGTGCTTTGTCTGCTTTGCTGAAAATACTGCGTTCGCTGTATCCGTGGGCGACTTACCGTCGCTAGCTGCTGGTTATTTTCTTGATACTGTTGAATACGCTCGCTATGCGCTGTTGTTTCATTAAACGTTTGGCTTTCAACAAGAGAAGCAGCAACCGGCGATAAACCACCAAACTGATTGAACTGCGTATTTGCATTGGCTAAGTTGTTCGTTGTATAAGCCTCAGTGCTCAATGCTTGGTTTCTAGCAACCGGCGCGAAACTACTCACCTGATTAATACGCGTATTTGTATTCGCTAAATTGTTTGCTGCGAATGCCTCAGTATTTAATACCTGGTTTGCAGCAACTGGCGCGAAACTACTCACCTGATTAATACGCGTATTTGTATTCGCTAGATTGTTGGTTGCGTATGCCTCGGTATTTAACACCTGGTCTGCAGCAACCGGCGCGAAACCATTAACCAGGCTAATTCGTGTATTCATGTTCGCTAAATTGTGGGTTGCGTATGCCTCGGTATTTAATACCTGGTTTGCAGCCACTGGCACGAAACCGTTAGCCTGGCTAATTCGCGTATTCATGTTCGCTATATTGTTTGTTGCGAATACTTCAGAGTTCAATACTTGCTGCCCGTTTAATGCCGCGGTATTGAGCTTTGTTGATAACGTGTTTTCAGTTGATATTGGCGCCGCAGTTTTGGTCACTTTTTCAACTTTTGAGTTAATGGTCATTTCTTTACCGTCCATCAATCCCAGTGCTTCAAGCACCCATTTAACATTATCAATAAAACCACTGAAGACCGACATGACGCTGTCAAATATGCCAATAAGCGCTTGGCCCCAAGATGAATCTTTAAAGGCGGCAACAATGGTATCCCAATAAAAGATAAGTCCCGCAACTGCAGCCACTAAGGCAACAACCCCTGCGATAACGAGCCCAATCGGATTGGCAAGTAAAGCCGAATTGAATAACCAGGTTACGCCCTGCGCCGTTAACATCGCACCACGATAGAGACCGATAGCAGCAAGATAAGTACCCATCACGGCAATATTGCCCAAGAACCCCATCACGCGCAGTGCAACCAAACCAACCTGCCATAGTTTTGTTGAGACAGCGGCGGCATTGCTGACAACACTCAGCCCAATCAATGCAAAACGATAAATACCGATAATCATGTTCATCGCACTGAATGCCATCATTAATGCAATGACGCCAACAGCAGCTGCGCCGAGTACACCCGTTAATGTTGGGAATTCTTGGGTTAGCCATATCACGCCACCTAACATAGCAACCAGCATATCGACAACCGGTTCAATAATCGGTAACACTGCTTGACCCATCGCCGTTGCTGCGCCATTTAACGAACCGCTAAATCGATCCCAAGGACTGGCAATAATATTGGCCATTTCACTGGCCTTGGATGCATCCGTTATATTGGTCAGTTCGCTAATACCCTGTTTTAACTTGGCGGTTTTGGAACTTAAAATATCAACCACCGAGGCGGCATTTTTAGACCCAAAGGCTTTATTTAAAATATCGCCTCTGGCCACACTGCCAATACCCGCCAGCTTTTGGTTAATTCGCGACATGACCACATCAATACCGAGCATATCGCCCTGGCTGTTAGTGAGTTCTATGCCTAATGCTTTTTGCGCTTTACCAATGCCATCAATAAAGGCGGCGTATTGGGTACCCGCGACCGAACCCGACTTAACGACCAGCTGCAGTTCGCCAAGCACCGCGAATTGCTCTGCCGCGTCAATGCCACGATTAGCCGCTTTTGCACCTAACGCACTAAAGGCCGATTGCATTTCTGCGCCGGTGGTTTTATACATTTGCACGGCTTTCGCTGTTTGCCCTGCAATCTGATTCACCCAGTCTGACTTGCCCATTTTGTTGGCGGTTTTTTCAAATATCCCGTACATGGTGCCCATATAACTGGTGATCGTGCTGGCATCCGCTTTAGTCGCAACCGCTAATACATTGGATGCTTTGGTAAAGGAAGATAGCTCATCACCGGTTAACCCGGATATGGCTGATTGGATATCGTAAGCACTGCGCACGAACTCTGCCGAGTTACCGCCGAACTGCGCGGTAAATTCAAACGCTGTTTTGGTGAGTTTGGTTAAGTCTTCGCTTGCCACACCCAGTGTTTGCACTTCACCAAGCGCAGCCACATGATCAATGGCAGGTGACAAACTACTGACCAGCGCCATGGCGCCGCCAGCTGTGCCCATAAAGCCACTCATCATTTGGTTTTGAGCACTGGCAGTTTGGCTGCTAAGTTGGTTTATCTTGTCCATGATCTTATTCACTGGCCCTGTTGCTTTATCAACAACGCCAATGGTGTACATGAGTTTTTCCAACTTGCTTAATGAGCTCATTCATCCCCCTCAACCTGCGACTTAACCACTGTCTAACGCCATGCAAATACCATTGTTGATGGCGATCTGCTGCTTCTCTTGATTATCATTTTCCAAAAACAATGCCTGGGCTAAACTGTCTTCGGTGGTTGCGCTGTGTGGCAGCCATTTTTGCTGATAGGCGAGCAACTGATCTAAGCGATTTTTGCCTATCTCTTTTGCTCGCTGTTCTATTTTTTTACGGTGATATTGAACTCAGGTTGATACTCTTCAACAACACTGCCGACTAAGTGCAGCGCGGCGCCTGGCAAGGCTAGCATTTCTTTTAATGCTGCTTTACATTCACTGTCCACAACCGTCATTAAGAAGTTGGTCGCAGGTTGAATTTTATTAACCTGGTTACTTTGGTTTAAAAACTTGTTGTAAGCCGTCACGTTCACATTGAAACTCAGTTCAATATCATTCACTTCTAGGATGATCTTTTGCTCTAACGCCATGGTCACTCTCACTCTTTATTTGGAATTAAATCAGCTTGGTTTAACAGGGTGTATGTAAAGGTACTGCCCCATTGCTGACTACTTTGATGGCAAAGGGCCATCAGCTTATTAAAATCATTCGGGTTGGCTAATACCTGGCAACCTGCAGACCACTTGTCGACTTGCTTTGACTCATAATTTGCATTCGCGCGATGGCAATTAATACCGAAATAACCGCGTTGTAGGTTATTCTCACAATCCAGTTGATTATCATTGTTGTTGTCTCTGTAAACGGTGACGGGTTTATGCTGCACTAACGCTGGGTATTTTCCCTGGTGATAACCAAAGGTCCATAAACTGCGATGCTGCATGGCGGCAAGTACCGCCGTACCATCCACATTGCACGGGTTCTCACGATAATAAGTGCCGGCGTCGGTTGTGCACTTAAAGGTTTTTAGCTGCCACTTCCCATCCTGTTGATACAAAGCGCAAAGCAAATCATTAAAACTGTTCGCCTTAACATCACTGTTGCGAATACCTATGAGGTTAAGGTTTAATTCGCCTTCAAATACCTTGTATTGCTTGGCCTGCATGGCCGCAAGCAAACAACTCGCAGTCAGGTTTTTAATTGCTGCCATTACAGGTCTCTCACTTCTTCTGCTGTGAGGTATGGAATACCATTGATTTTGACAAAATCAGTCGAGGTAACCAGGCCCTTAATGGTGGTGGTATCTTCTTCACCGCCTTCCGCTTTGATATTTAAGATCTCGTCTAATTGCGGCAGTACACCAAAGGCTTCAATGTTTTTGGTGCCGGCGGCAACTTCCGCTAAGAACGAAATATCAAAAGGTTCGATACCTTTCCAACTGCCGGCCGTTTTGGCTACGTCTTGCAGAATAAGAAAGTTTTCGTGATCTAATTTAAACGTAACTTCCGCGTCTACCGGACCATCAATGTAACCTTTGGTGATACCTCGTACTTTTTTTACTTTGCGGCCATCTGTGATCTTGACGCTGGCTTCAATGACATGCACCATTTTGTCACCAATGAAAATATCAAAGTCTTTACCGCCTAATGCTTTTACTGACATGTGTTGTTCCTTATTCGTCTTTGTCTAACATGATGCCGACAAGGATTTCACTTGGTGAGTCAATCGGCTGTATTTTTACTGTGACTCGCAGTTGTCGCGCGTTCATGAAGGTTAAAGTGATTGAATCATCTTTCGGTTCACGAATTTCACCAGGGAATTTATCCGCGCCAATGTTGATGCTTTTTGACATGTCTCGCAGTGGCTTACCCAATACACGTTTGCCAAAACCAATGCCTGTTGAGCTGTTATTAAGTCGGCGGTTTTTAATTTGATAAATCGCGATAATGCGGATTTGTCGCGCGGCTTTATCGACGATACGACCGGCTTCAATTTGCTGATAGTCACCGCCTTCTGCATCGAGCATATTGACGTCACCAAAGTAGATGCCATCAAAGTCAGGATAAAACTGCACACAGCTAAAACGAATAGCATCCAGTGCGGCGGTGACTGCATTGGTGATTGGTTGACCGGTACTGTCGTGTGGTGTCGGTTGCAGTGCCATCGACCCTGTTTGCACGCGCATTGGTGAATCAGCAATAGTCACTGAACGTTTACAAAGTCGCCCTGTTACTGCGCCAAGTTCATCACCATAAAGCGCAGGAATAACAGCCACACGCGCGGCAACAACCCCATCCGTTAATGGGGTAATAGCGGCAAGATGTTCCGTCCATGTTTGGCTATCACTCAGACCTGGCGCTGACACCAGAAAACGAACACGGCGCGAATACTTGGCTAAGATATCAAGTGCTTTGGCTTGGTATGCTTCAACTTGTGCCTTGCCCGTAACTGGTGTGGTGATCACGATAGTTTCTGGGCTGATGTTTTGGTCCATGGCTTTATCGATAAGCGCAAATTCGTCATCACCTTTGTTGATAGGGATAGCCCAACCAGACACCAATGCATCACCATTACGAACCCATGCAATTAACTGTGTTTTCAAGGCAGAATCATTGGGTGAAATCAGTTCATCAAAATCTGACTGTGCATTAATCGGCACTATGCTGTTTATGTTCAACGCACCAACACCGATAAATAATGCTGAACGCTCCACTTCTTTTGTTGCTCCGCTACCCGTATTTAATGCGGTAACTAAAACCTTGCCCTGTGCCATATATTTACCCTTTTAGCGGAGGCGAAATGCCTCGTCCAACATGTAATTTTTTAATTCTGTTTGTTCATTTCTGTTTTGCCCCATGAACGAACGGGCTGGTAACTTAACGTCCCAACTGGATTTAACCTTTTTATTACCGCGTAAAATACGCAGTATCAAACCGGCTTGTCCCACTGATATATTTTCGGTTATCCATTTAAGCGACGGTGCTTTCCAGCCTTTACCGCGCTTCTTTCTGATCTTATAACCACTGTCTCGCAATGATTTCGCTTGTCTGCGTGATGCCTTGGCGTTGTAATCAGGTGTGCCATAGGCTTTTGCTGCCTGCTGAGCTGTTTTCGTTAAGGTGATCCCTTCTTGATGGGCTCTAGCTATTTGCCCTAACCGTTTATTACCAAAGGTAATCGTCGCGTTATTGGGTGTGGTGTGTACCTGAATACCTTTACCCAGTCGCTTTAACATACGTTTTTTGCGACCATCACTGCGACCTTGCCAGTTGGTACCGGATAATCCTTTTTGCCCTTTTAATCGCGCTTTGGTATCTCGCCTTACTTGCCGACCCGCGCCGCGTAAAATACGGCGACGCTTATTGGCATCGAGCGTTAACAAATCTAATTGTTTTAACGCGCTATCGGTGGGAAGACTAAGCTTCAGCATTTTCTACCCCGTCACACTCTCGGTCTCTAATTCAAATGATGCTGCAATCCAAAGACTCTGTTCACCAAAATCAAAGCGTTTGGTTTCGCCTTGAAACTCCAATTCAAACGGCCCATTCATGTCTTCAATCAGCACCACATCTTCTGCAAATCGCTCGATTGTTAATTCGATTTCAGCGCTATTGTCATCATTAATATCCAGACTAAATTCCACATCATGACTGTCGTCTTTTTCTGCATTTGTCATTAACCAAAAACTCACATAAGTTGCGATCAATTCAACAGGGGCATTGCATGGGTTAATGCTGATCACCCCACTGTAAAAAAAGCGCGCGGCGAGCAACCCTGTTCCGTTTATTCGTTTACTGGCGTGTTCAATTCGTCCGCCTTCAATCCAACTATCAAACTCGCCTGCCCTGGCTAAATGTCGTCCCTTGTAGGTGGCCGATACCAGGTACTGCACTAAACGTTGTAATTTGCTTTGGTTCATAACAATTCAACGCCTGAATTCGTTACCTTCATCATTTGACGTAAAGCAGTGTCACTTTCCTGTAACCAGTATTCTTGATTATCACTGGCCATCACTTGTTGCGCGGCGCGTTGGTCGCGGTGTGTTTCACCTAGGCGACTGATTAACAACTTGGCTTTAGCACGACAATACACAGCGCGTTGATACATGAGGATTAATGCATTCACGCCATTAATCCTCTCAGATGTCGCATCTTGTAATTGTTCAACCTGTTGCCAATGGCGTAACCGGTATCTTGCCAGTGCCTGGTTAACATCGAGCATGGCGAGCACCAGTGTTCGTTTAATCTGTTCGTTGTTGTTGGCGTATTCCGTCGCAATCGCGTAATCAGTGATGAATTCGGCCGTGCCCAGTTCTGGATAAAACCCGTTGTTTACTACATTTTCATTGCTTACTTCTGCGTATGGCATGCCCGCTAAATTCATCAAATTACTCACTTCTAATAGGTCGGCTCTAGCCACTGCGACAAGGTGCCTATTTCACTAACGTGAATAAGTCCTACGCAGCCGAGCCGGTGGCGCGAGAGTCGTTACAACTTTCAATCAACTAAAGGTCGGTATCTTTACCAATGGTTTTGGCGATTTCTCTGACCATCTTTTTAACGCCCGCTTTGTCGTTTAACGCGGTTGCTTTGGTGCCGTAGGTATACGCATTGCCCAGGTTAAATACGCTTTGCTCTAGCTTTGCAGCCATGGCGTATAACTTGCCCCCAATCAATTCACTTAACCGCCATTGGTGCGTGTCCAGTAAGTGGATAAACTGGGTAAATAAGTTAATCACTTGGCTATGCTCTACTGCGTCACGACCTTGGCTTAAGTGTTTAGCACCTTCGTCATAGAGTTGGTCTATCAAAAAGGTCGGCCAATCTTGGGTACTAAAACGACCAGGTAAACGCTGGTTTTGCGTCATTAACAAAGGTACAAAGTCAAAGGCGGTTTTCCAGTGGCCAAGGTCCACAAGCCAAATCACTACCCAAGCCAGCACCATGTTCTGATGGTTGGTGCCTTGCGCTTGATAGCGGCGTAAATAGTCCAGGTATTGATGGTTCTCAATCGCCTTGGCTTTGTATTCAAGCTTGTCTTCGATATGAGAAAACTTTTTAAGCTGAGCAAGGTCGGAATCCATTGCCGCTTTGAAAAAATCAAACTCATCCATAATGCCCTCGGCACGGCTGGCATCGGCTTTATCTACCGTCACGGTAATGCTTGTGTCCTTTCCTTTGGCCAAGTCGACACCGACAGTACTTTCTACAAGTACAGACGCTAAAACTTTACGTTGATTACGTTTTACTATGCTCATTTCAAAAAACTCTCTGCTTGGGAATAACTGGCTTATCGTGATAAGCCAGTGCTTCATTCAATTCTGCTTATTCAAGTTACTGATTCAAAACCGACTAAGACCAAACCCAGTGCGCAGGGTTATCAGCATCAAAGTCACCGGCATCAATAGCAGGGTCTTTCACTTTATCCAGCTTGACCGAGCCCGCTTCAAAGAAGGCGATCTTTTCCATGTCGTTGATGTAGTAACAATCGTTGCGTGATTGATAATCTTCGACACGTTTCTTCTTGGCGTTATTTTCAATCGAGGTACGCGTTGAACCTGATTGCACGTAATGGCAAAGGTTATCGAATGAAGTAATTAAAATGCCGCGGTCAGGAAAGAACGGGATCTTATACGCCTTCAAGCCACCAAAAGTTTCAATGATCTGTTCCAGCTCGATTTTGTCTTTTTCGCTGGGGGTATGCGCTTGCTTGGCATAGAGCTTGTTCTTTTCTTTGGATAACAGCTCATCACCAATAATGGCAACTAAACCAATGCGCTTATGGGCTGGGATAGCCTGCAGTAAATCATGCACAGCTTGATCAAGGTTTTCATAATCACCGCCCGCGCCAATACGAATTTCACCGTCTTTTTGTTCACCATCAGCAAACACATTGGCGGTATTGTCACGACGAACCAGCTGTAACCAACCGATATTCACATCATCCATCATTGGGAATGCTGCAATATCCGTTACTTTGGCGGCGCTGGTACCGTTCCAACCAATTTTAATCATATCCAATGCAATGGCTTGGCGAACATGGGCACGGAAGCGACTGTGGAAGTCGGGGAATTTAGCCCACATATCCATGCGCTGCCACGTAATGTGGGTATCACATTCTACTGGGTAACAACGGTATTCACGGTCGGTTAAACCCAGAGGGTCTTTGGTGCTACGACTTTTAGTATCATCATCTTCGACACCCGCACGACCAGTCACACCACCACTAATACCGGCCGTAATCGAACTACCGACTAAATCATCGACCATTTGCGTATCGATGCGCTGTAAGAATTCAGCACTTTGATATACCTGGTCATACAATGTCTGCTCAATCGACGGCTCGACACTAAACTGCTCAGAAACGGAGGCAACCCCGTAATTGACAGCTAATGCAGACACAACCGCGGCAAAAATCTGTGTTGTTTTAAGCTTCATTAATTTTGTTCCTATTGCTAAAGAAGGTTGTGGTACTTGCCATTCTCACCAAGGTGTTCTTCTTCACCTTCAGTGGTTGTTGACGCAGGGTCTTTGATTGCATCACTGACGGTTTTAGTCAGTGCTTCAATTTGGCCAACCAAACTATCCACCTTGCCATCAAGTGCCGAAAATGCAGCCGTTGGCTTATCCGTACTTGTGTCGGTTAAGTTGTCGGTATTCGCATCATCAACCAGTGCAGTGGTCGTTCCTTGTTTAGCAAGTAAGGCTTGCGTTGCTAGGGTATTGGCTTCCAGTGCTTGGCTAAATTGCAGCAACGGCGCACCGAGCGCGTCGGTCATTGCGGCGGCAAATTCTTCGCGTTTCATGTCGTCATCATCCTTATTAAAATTAAAGAGTTTTTTAAACAGGCTCTTGGTTGGTTTGGCCGCTTCGTCTAATGCTAATGACACCTTTAATAGGTCAGTATCTGAGGGTGTACTATTTACATTAGTGTGAGCTGCATGAGTATTATCAGCCTTGTCTTTTTGACTAAAGTGAATACGGTCGGTGTAGGTACTCGCGGGATAATCCGTCACGGCCAATCCCGTTAAATAGGTTTGTCCTGACTTCATAAAGTCACGGTTAATTTCGATACTGAAATACACCGCCTGGTCGGCTTGGTTCAACTGCACAAATGACGCATTAGGCGATAGCACCGCATACAAGACTTTAATGCCTTCATCATTCTTGGCGGTGGTCAGTTCAATCACATCACCGAGCATGCCGCCTTTAATATCTACGTTTAAAAGGTTCTTCGCCGCCCAGCCTGACCAATTGAATTCGTGGTCTAAATTGATGCGTGCGCCGTACTTTTTATAGTTATAAGTAGCAACAATATCGTCGATATCTTTTTCTGATATTTCGCGACCATCTACCGTTAACCCCATGGCGGCAATGGCAAGTGGAATTGTGCGTAATTGAGCCATGTTGTTTCCTGTTTAATGTCAAAGTGAATCTAAGTGAGACCAATTTTGCCCGCAGAACAGGCCTTAATCCATCACATTAAATCCGCTAAATTCCGATCTTGGCGAAAGCGGAATAACGCGGAAATCTTCTTAAAGAATTACGTGTTTTAGGGTTATAAACTTGGCGCTTGTTCTTACCAACAGGCCAGTTATGAAACCGAGGACTCCCCGATATACAACCGAAATTATTAAAACGGCGCGCAACCATTATGTTTTTGGTGGGCTGACGTTTGATGAAATTTCAGAAATAGACGGTATGCCGAGTGCAAGATCATTACGACGTTGGGCGGATGATGGCAGCTGGAATGAACTGTGCCCGTCACTTAATGCCGAGACAGCGATTGCACGACGTATTGTGTTATTGGCTGATCGCGACGTTAAAAGTGAAGCGGATTATAAAGAACTGGATTTTCTGACTAAACAGCAATGTGCATTAAATCAGTCTCGCTTGCCCAGTGCCGGCATTACTAAAAAATACGGTAATACACCTGCAACTGCTACGGCTCAAAATGAGCAGACAGGCGAGCGAACAGGTAAAAGTAAGAAACGTCAGAAGAAGATCAAGAATGATGTGTCTAGTATCACCAAGGAAATGCTGGACGAACTCAAAGACAACCTGCTCTACCCGCACCAATTACACTGGTTTGAACATCAAGATTACCGTAGCCGCTTTATTCTGAAACCACGTCAGATTGGCGCGACTTTCTATTTTGCGTTTGAAGCGTTTTATGATGCGGTGGTGAATGGCCGTAATAAGATCTTCATTTCAGCATCGCGGGACCAGGCGGAGATATTCAAAGCCAATATTATTGCCTTATGTCGTGAACAGTTTGGTATTGAGCTAAGCGGCTCACCACTGACCATGCGTAACAAAGGCAAAACGACAACACTGTATTTCAAATCAACCAATGCCCGGACTGCACAATCTGCATCTGGCGACCTGTATATTGATGAAGTGTTTTGGATCCCTAAGTTTAAAGAGTTACGCAGTCTTGCCCAGGCAATGGCGACCCATAAAGATTTTCGTATTACCTATTTTAGTACGCCGTCGGTGACTAGTCATGAAGCGTATGATTTATGGAATGGTCGCTGGTACCGAAAAACCAAAGCCTGTAATGATCCCGAATTTGCCATTGATGTTAGCCACAAAACCTTAAAGCATGGCTTGCTTTGTGATGATGGTATCTGGCGTCAAAAGCTCAATGTTTATGATGTTGTGGAACAAGGCTTTGACCGCATTGATATCAGCATGCTGGAGAATGAATACTCCAAAGAAGAGTTTGATAACCTCTTTATGTGTAAATTTATTGATGATGCCCACAGTGCGTTTAGTCTTAAACAGCTGATGGCCTGCGTCGGTAATAGCAAAAAATGGACTGACTTTGACCCAACTTGGTCACGCCCTTATGCCATGAAGCCGGTTGTTATTGGTTTTGACCCTGCGCGAACGCGAGACATTGCATCTGTGGTGGTCTTAAGTTTACCCCTTGGCCCCGATGATAAATTCAGGTTGTTGGAATCACTTAATTTAAGTGGCAACGATTTTGAAACCATGGCCAGTGAAATTAAAGAACTCACCCTTAAATACCATGTTGTGCATATCGGTGTTGATACTACCGGTATGGGCTTGGGTGTGTTTGAACTCATACAAAAATTTTTCCCGCTGGCGATGCCGATCCATTACAACCCGCACAACAAAAACAAGATGGTGATTAAGGCGCTTAATGTCATTGGCAAGAAGCGTTTTGAATTCGATGAAGGCTCAGTAATGGTTGCCAGCAGTTTTATTAATATTCGCAAAAAGGTAGTTGGTGACCAAATCAGCTATGCAACCAACCGCACCGCAGCCACAGGCCATGCTGATATTGCCTGGGCAATCATGCACGCCATGATTTACGAACCATTATCTGGTGACAGCTCGAGCACCAGAACATCAATAGGATTAGATGCCGCATAATGAATTCAACTAAGAGTACGACCACAGAACCGGTGAAAGACAAATCTATCGATACCTTTAGCTTTGGCGACCCTGAGCCGTGTTTAGATAATCGCATGACCGAATACATCGGACTTTATGCTGATATGGATGGGCTATATTCACCGCCTGTGAGTTTAGCCGGCTTAATTAAATTGCTGCGAGTTAATGCCCAGCATGGACCTATTTTATATTTCAAACGCAATATGATTTTGAAATGGTTTAAGCCTAATGCGCTATTAACCCAGCGCACCTTTAAGAAGTTTGCCTTTGATTATTGTTGGGCGGCGAATGCGTATTTACAGATCATTAAAAATGCATTCGGTAACGTCATTAAATTAAGACATTTGCCCGCGCTATCGATGCGCTATACCTCAACACCTGGTGTTTATGCTCAACGGTTAAGTAATGGCAAAGTGCTACGTTTTAGGAAAGGCGAAGTTATCCACCTCAAAGAGTACGATCCGAACCAGGGTATCTATGGTATTCCCCAATATTATGGCGGTATTCAGTCTGCGCTTTTGAATGAAGATGCAACCCTGTTCCGCCGTAAGTATTACAAGAACGGCGCACATATGGGGTTTATCTTTTCAATGGCTGATCCCAATTTATCGACCGATGATGAAGACGATTTGAAAGCAGCAATCAAAGATTCTCGCGGTGTGGGTAACTTCCGCAGTTTATTTATTAATAACCGCAGTGGTAAGGCTGACGCGGAGAAAGCAATTAAGATCATTCCGGTGGGTGATATATCGACCAAGGATGAATTTGAGCGAATTAAGAAGATGACGTTAAACGATATGTTGAGTATGCACCGTGCCCAAGAAGCATTAAGCGGGCAAACATCCGGTGATAGCCCGGGCTTTGGTGACTTGGATAAAATCACCCGGGCTTATTACAACAATGAAGTGGTTCCGATGCAGCAAGACATGATGGAAATTAACGAGTATTTACCCGCTGCACTGCATATTGAATTTTCAGTGCCAGAGTATTCCGACTTAAACCCGAGGAGTGAAGATTAATGGAAGAATTGATTATTTTTATTCGCCAATGGGGGCAGCTGTGTTTGTTGTCGTTACTGGCCGCGGCAACGCAAATGTATATGTCTGGTACCCGTATTACTTTTTTTCATTATTTTATGTCGGTGCTGATGGCTATTTTGTCAGCTTACATTGCGGAAAGCTTTTGTATTTGGCTGGGCCTGAATGATGGATTGAAAACGGGGATTATTGGGATTGCGGCATATGTGGCACCGCATTTTTTAACTGGGTTAAATGCATTGGCGAAAGCCGTATCAAAAGACCCTAGACACTTTTTAGATATTATTATGAGGAATAAATCATGAGTTGGCTTACTTCGTTGTTTAGTTTTATTTCAGCACCGATTGCAGATTTATCGGGTAGCTATCGAGAGCGTAAACGTATTGCGGCAGAAATGGCAGCATCGATTGCGACTGCAGAGGGTAACCTTAAATTAGCTAAGCTGGATGCGGAAGCTAAACGCCTGGCTAACCAAGAAGGTAACGATGCTGATTATGATCTGCAGGTGTTGAAGAACCGGCGCGAATCGATAATGGATGAAATTATTATTACGGTGTTTTTAGGATTGTTCATTGCCCATTTTGTGCCACAGCTGCAGCCGTATATGGCTGATGGTTGGCAGGCGATGGGTTATAAAGGCGCGCCCTGGTATTTTGAATTTGTGATTGTGGGTATTGCTGTTTCAACGTTGGGGTTGATGCGATTGTTTCGGGCGTTCTGGGGGAGTAAAAATACTAAAGGGGTTGGTTAGCCCCTTTAGTAAACATGCTTAAGATGATTTAACGATTAACATCTCATTATACGTTTTTAAAAATAAATTGATAACATTTAACTTGTAACGTTATCAACCATACCCAGTAGTTTATCCCCTTCGATACAATGAATATTTGTAGTGTAGTAATCCAGACTATATTCAATGTTTAACGAAAAATATAAGCTTTGTTTAAGGTGAACCTTTATCGCTTTTTCAATTTCAACACTTAAATTCTGGGTAAACACTTTATCTCGGTGAGGCTTTGTTAATAACGATACAGTAACAAGCATGTGAGAGTATTTATACTGAGAACAAGGATAAGCTCTTGATTTGCATTCGCCAGCGCTCATATCCTTTTCATTGATGATTCTCTCGACAGCATCAAAGACTTTGTTGGTATCTATATTTAAATTATCAGAATATTTAATTTCTACATGAGGCATGTGAGCCTACTCCTTAAACGTATAACGCCTTGCTATACGCTTGTTTCACGTTTTTTCTCAACAGCTTTGGCAAGCATAACAGCAATCCCCCCTAGCAATACTGCACCACCGACAATTTTCATTGCTCTAGGGTTTTCAGCTAAAGCAACAACGGCTACACCGCCAATAGCTAAACCACCAACACCTGCTTTAATTTGACTAGAAGACACTTTAAGCCCAGAACTCCACTTTACAAAGTGTTCACAATTATTATCAGTTAAGGAGTATTTCCAAGTCCCTATTTGAGAACGAGCATCCGAAAGAATTTGTACAATAGATTTTTCTGTGTCTGATACAGCTACATATGTATGTTTACCTTGAGTAACATCATCCCAAGGTTCTTCTTGAACAGTACCAGTTCTCTTGGTGGCAGAGATAAGCATGTTTTTACCAAGAGAACAAAGACGATCAGAAGCAACTGACCAATGCTGATAAAGACCAAACTGAGTTACGACGACATCTCCAGCTTCCACTACTAAGTTATTCATTTATTAACTCCATTTAATTTAAGTACTTACTATATGTGGACACTGAAGCTAGATTTCAATGATGAGCGTATAACGCCCGCCTCAACTGCCGGAGACTACTGGCACCTTTTGTGCGGTTTTTTGCACAAAATATGACAGTGGCCGGAGGTCAGATTGAAGGCGCTTGTTATGCTGGGGACGGCTCATTCATTGACATATTTGAAATATGAAAATCTAGTAAATTAGCAATTTCAGTATTCGCTTCTTTATTCTGAATGTTAACTTTCAGAATGTCTGGTTTTTTATCTGAGTGGTATACATTACAATTTATTCCGCATTCTAAATCATACTGAACACCGTACTGTATAGCTTTTTCTGTTGCGTTGAAGGGGGCCGAATAGACAATATTCCGAAGGTCCATCGATTGCTCTTTTTTTATTTGATACGAACTCATAAGTTAATTCCTTTCTCTAAATTTGAATGCATAACGGTTTGTTATACGGAATACTGTATAACGTGAATTTCAGTTTAACTTCATTATTATAAACAGTATCAATATACTATTAGTTACAAATAGGTAGTTATAAATAGCGGTATTAAACCTAGTAAAACTGAGGCAAAAACAAGAAATGTATTTATATTGACCCATATAAATACATTGATAAGAAAATAAATTATTATATTTCAATAAACTGTATTCTTCATGTACGTCAAACGAAGACTCTTTGGCAGTATGAATCACCTATATTTCGTAAAAACTCCACCCTATTATTCCTATATATAAACTAGGTCACTTTCTACTAAACATTTCGCTAGATGGTTTGTCATTATGTGACAAAAGCTGTCACAACTTTGACATTAGCGATCTTTAAATGATCGTTGAGATCCTTTCTAGATAAGGCTTGGGCAATATTCACGTGTCCATCGTTGTGTCAAAAACGCAAAAAAATTGCGAAAACGCGGTAGGCGAAGAGGAGTGAATTTATCGTGGGTACGCACGCACGATCAAATGTTTCCCCCACCCGTCAGCAATAGCTATGTATTATAACTAACACGTCATACAACTGTATAAATAAACAGTTAAACATCGTATAATTTACAGGTCAGTATTTGAATTAAGTGGATGTTTATGCGAGTAGTTTGCCCAGAGTGCGGCGTTAAAAGCCGTATACAAAAAACGAATAGAATTTCGAATAGCTATACAGATTTATATTGCAGTTGTAATAATGCGGAGTGTGGCCATTCGTTTGTCATGAATCTTAGTTTTAGCCATACGTTAAGCCCGTCAGCTAAAAGCTCAAGTCAATTGGCTATGGAGTTAGTGAGAACATTAGCGCCAGAACAGCGCCAAGAATTGCAGTTACAACTTTCTATTTTGTAAAATATCGTCATCTATCCGACAAACAGCAAGTCACCTCCACAATTCACACTCCACACAATTCACACTCCACCAACCCAGCACATTTTGGACACAAGTAAGTTAGACCTTTAGCTTCAAAGGACATTTTCGCATTACAGTAAAGAGTGACTAGATTGGGATTAACGCACTGCTTAGCGGCTCGTTAATCACTTAAGGTCTATTACTAATTGTGGCTAGCCGATCAGCACATAGTAAAGGAGAGGCTAAGGCCGCGTTAAGTGGTGAGCAGCCACCACTTAATCTAAACTATTGCACCTTAAACGCTTTGTTCAACACCTTATTCTTATTTATAGCGTTTTTCTGATATTTTGAAATCAACAACTTTTATTATTTTATAATTAGCAGAAGTAACGGCTGCGTCGGTTGCATCAATGCCGAAAGCCTCAAATTTATTCATTACATTTTCAGTAGAGTCATAATCTATCATAGCTCCATTAATCGGCGAAAATTGTCCATCTATATAATCTATTTCATATGCTAAATCAGTGTAATAAATTGAGGTATCATTTAGTTCATCTGATACATCAACAGAACCATAGAAGCGCGGAATGTAGCTAATTAATTCTCTTTCATTACTCGCTATGTTATATGCTGCTACTTCTGAATTAAAAACGATTTCAATATCAGAACGTAGCTTACCCTCACTCTCTCTGTTAAAAAACACCTTAACTACTTTAGTTCTGCAAGGTTTAATAAAGATTTGACCGTAACAACCACGTGCACCATGTAATAATTTCAAATTTCCTCCGAGCTCATAACGCCCTGCTAAGGGACTGATAATGTTTGACTAAAATGTGTATCAAAGCGAAACAGAGCCAAACTTTAGCAGTCCCACTTGAACAGCTCGTTATGTGTTTTTTACACCAGAAACATCAGTTACAAACTTTCTTAACTTACTTTGAAGTACTTCATAAGATTGTATAGACTCTTCATACGCCTCTTGGGTATCTGTTGTCTCGTCTTCAAATACAGCTTTATTTATTTTTTCCTCGTTAGACTTTGCGACTTCCAGTGCCTTCAACAACTCCTCATCCATCAGAGCACTATAAACCTCTAAGCCGTATTCCTGCTTGTCTTTAAATTTCTTGTATACAGTGGGGTTAGGCTCACGCGAAGAGCGGTACTCTGGATCTTGAGACTGGACCTCTTCTTCAAGTGCAGCTTTTGATTCGCTAATTACTTGAGCTAATGATTCGAGCAAATCGAGTAATATAGTCTTGTTTATTTCCCAAATTCTCTCTTTCCTTTGTCGCTGTGTCGAGTCATAGTGTATATAAGTGGCAAAAATAGTAGCCATTGCGATTGTGATATTAGTCAGCAATGCAACATCAACTTTAAACCCTGTAACTAAAAACACGCAAAGTAGGACAAATCCAACAAAAAAACCCAATATTAGCCCTATAAACCCAAAAAACATCCTTTCACTAAAAACTTTAAGTTTCACTTCAAAATACCTCTACACATAACAGTGTAATTTACGGAATTCCGTATAATACCTGAAAAACCACTATAGTTAAATGAAATAACATCAAATTATTCTTTAATAACAATGGATTACACCACATTTAGCATTGTGTTTGTGTTCCCTCTCATTTGGATATACAGGCCCATACAAAACATACAAACAAATTATAAATCAAACACTTAAAAACATTACCACTTACAAGTAAAGCTAATTTAGGTCTGTTAAAATCACTAAATATTAATTTAATAGCGCTCATAAGTAAATTTATGTCAAATTGATCTGTCGCTTTGTAATTACTTGGATTCCATATAAAAACAGAAACAGAATCAAGTTAGTGTCCGATAATAACGTTTGAATGGAAATTAAAATCTGGCTTGCGGGAGAGTGGATCACCGTGAAAAGTTGATACTTCAGCCACCGTTATAATGACTTATTAATAATTATTCACTCTAGACTTGCGCCAACAATCATTTGATGGCGCTTATCCAGCCTGTTCATAAAGTACATTTCCAATAGTCGCTGTTCCTGGTATCGCTAGCTTTCTTCTTCGCTTGGTACCTCAGATATCAACATCAACAAATACAGCACAACATCAGTATTATCACTCAATGTATCCTGTGCAGCCGCGATAACGACAAAATCTTTAGCACGTTCCTGTAACGCTTTCATAACGGACCTCAACAAAAACCACTGTATAAGAATACAGTAGTTTTAATAGGTAGTAAATAGACGCATTTCACACTATGTAGTCATATATACAATAGGTTAGCCCCAGTCCCAACTTTCCCACCCCTCCCAACCAGGTACAAAATCAGCAGTATTAGCCACCCTAGGGGCTGGTGTATTCCAACCATCCCAAATGTCGGGTTCTTCAGGCCTTATATCAACAAGCTCTGGTGGGTGATATTGGCTATCGGCATAATATCCCCGTTTCAATTTAACAATATGGTCCTTATCAACTCTGATTTGGGCACCTTGTTCCATAACATTGACCAGGTGATCATCTAAATGAATACCGCGCCTTTTCAAAAGCGCTTTAATTCCAGTATTTAATCTGCCGCTTGGGGAGCGCGTACAGTTATTGACAGAACTCCGAGAAGACCCTTCGGGCTCAATCAAAAGCTCAGCACCTGCGGTGCTACTGGTGCTCGCTTCACTATCGAGTAATGCCTGAGACTTAGGCTGTATCTTCCAGTTACGTATACGCGTTTTAACGGCATCATCGCCGACAACTTGAAAGCCTTGGATCTTAGAAACGCATTCACCATATTCATTGCCCATTTCGGCAACGTTATAATCATTACGGATGAGTAAATCTTTACGTGATACAAATGGTCCACCTTGCGCCATTACATAACCGGCAAAGTCGCCTTTATCGGCCGCTTTCATTGCGTCTGATGCTGCAGCTGCATTAGTTTTTAATTCAGGCTTGTACTTATCGGTGATCACTTCCCATCGTTGTAATGAGTTCATCGCTTCATAATTTAAACGTGGACCGTGAAAATCTAACTGGGGACCCATAAATGTGGGGTTTTGGTCAGGAAATAATTCGTTGAATAAGTTATGTTGTTGCTTACTACTTAAGGTCGTGACAAAGCTTTTGAAGGCATTTTTATCGTTATTAGCATAACGGCGTAATTCACGATAAGTGGTGACTGGTGCGCCGCCAATAGGTTGAAATTGACGAATACGCCAACGACTTGCCCACGCGGTAACATGTGCGGCCATTTCTCGTTGGTCACGGCCTGTTTCACCATCAAGTTCACCCTTCATGCCATAACCATCAATATTTTTACTGATGTACTTAGCGATGTAACCCGTTGCAGTACCTTTACTTGGATCCATAATTTTCACATCACAGCGTGGGCGATAATCTAACGGGCCAACAATTGGTTTTCTGTAAACTTTCGGGAATAGCTCCGTTACTTCTTCATTAATGGCATAACCAATGAAAATTTCACGGATACGATCAACATGCTCAGGTTGCATGAACATGAGTAAATGCCAATGTGGTGTGCCATCATGATGCGGTTCAGCAACACGCATACCAAAAACAGGTAATTCTTCACGCTTTAGCTGCGCACGTATTCTCGCCCATATTTGGCATAAATAACGTTGTGCCTCTTTCGGACTGTTTCCCAGCCATTGATCAACAAAACCCCCTTGCTTACGGGTGTTGTGATATTTAGATGGTGTGGTAAGCGTTAGAAACAACCCATCACAACCCATTGCGGTTGCAATGCCTTGATAGCCAGCCATACGAACCATTAACTCACAACGTCTAATTGCAGGGTTAGCGGTCGATTTATAGAACATGTCATATAGGGCAATTTCTTCACCAGAATCTTCATCAAAGATAGACATACCTTTGATGAAATCTCTGTTGCGTTGTTTTTGGTTTTTCCACTCGTGCATACAGTCGCGAGAGCAATATGGACTTGCCGATTTTTGCACTTGGCCAACAGCAATGGCAAGGTGTTCTCGCATAGCCATGCGTTTTTTATTTAACTTGTTTTCCCAGGCACGTTGGCAAACTAAACGTAAAATGCCACATTCAGCTTCGGACTGATGCAAGCCATCATTTCTGTTGTACGGAGGTGTATAACCAAACGCTCTGCATTCGTCTTGCAGACTTTCAAATACAGCGACAATAACGTTGGCGTAATCTTTATGATTGGGTTTTTCTCTTTCAATTAATGGTTCTAACTTGCCTGCAAAAAAATCAGCGAATTGCTGACTTAGTTTTTTAATTTCACTCTTGTCCATTTCAGCTAATAGCTTTTCGCGTGACAAGTCATTGCTGTGAACATAGGCATTTCTGAATTTGAATTGTCGTCTATATTGAGCAAGTACTTTTTGTAGGCGTGGGTTTATCTTTTCTCCAACTGTTTTTAGCAGGTATAAATTGGCAGCAGAGCGACCTTTTTGTTTGAATATTTTATTATATCGTTCAGCAAAATAGCGGCTAAGGTAATGCGGCATGTCACCAAAGAACTGCTTACGCCATTCATGATCATCAATTTCAGGGTTAACCTGAAACATCGCGTTTTCAATAAGCGACATTTCAGGTTGTTGGAACGTTTTATTTTGCGCTCGAGGTCGGATCGGCTCATCACTGCACGCTTCCGAATGTTCAGAGATCCCAATAACGTCTAGGGCATAGACTTTACTTATATCATCCATTAAAACGGGAGCTCATCATCAATTAAATCGGCTACATTGCCAGTGTAAAGAACAAGAGGATTAGTAGATTTTAATTTCAATTGACATAAGCGTGTTCCTATTTTACTGATCACCCATCTTGGATGAAAAATATCCATCACACATTTTTTCATCTCTGATATGTAAGCTTGATCGACTAAGTTACGATCAGAATTAATCAACCAGTAACCGTGATGACGCCATGATTTAGCCAGACGTTGTGCACGGTAAAACAACGTCCACGTTTGCTGTGGTGATGTTGCACGTTTTGATTTAAGTAGTAGTTCTCCGAATGCTGCAACCATTTCAGTCTCTTTAGCGAACCTTTTAACGTCTTGTTCTAATTTAGAACGGCGCAGTTCTGAGAGTGTTGGAAGCGTCGTATCCTGCAGGGATATATCAACGGTTTTCTCTATCATTAAAATTACGTCATCAATATTGACAGAATTCTCATTAATAGATTTGCGTGTTGCTCTGAGGATTAAATTAACGAGATGAAGTGCATTTTCACCTTTGTTATTTTTATCGTGATATTTCTCAGTTCTGGCAACTCGATACACCATGTCCCAAATATCACGGTAAGCTTTACTACGACTCGTAGTCGCCGCTTTCGCTTTTATAACTTTGGTATTGCCATAAAACTCCATATCTTCAAATTTAAAAAGGTAACTACTGTTCTTGTCATCAAAACTAAAACAGCTAATGAAGTCTTTTAAAAGACGAGTAAAATCACCTTTTGAAATATCTACGGTTTGGTCAACAGCTAGCTCTCGAACAGTTTCATGCAAGTATTCAGTGAGTTCTTCACATGGGTAACCGTCAATAATTGAACCTACAAATTGGTCAAAAATACCAATAATTTCTTGTTCGTTAATTTCATGTCTAACAATCATATTTAAATATCCTTTATTCATACTTCTGCATACTCCTGCGCATTTAATACAAGATAACCGCCATGGCCTTTTAGCCGACCGATAACACCACGAAACAACTGACGGCAATCTAGCTGCAGGCAAGCGTTATCAATGGCATCTTGTTTGGTTTCGCATTCACCTACTTCTACAGTGCGAAGTTCGTGAGTTTTAGGATGCTCGCGCATGCTGCCACTTGGGCTCAGTGCGATTGCAAAATACATCATGCGACCATCCAGATAGTTGTATTGTGAATATCGAGTGTTTTTTCCCACCACAATTCAATACAGGCAACGAGTTTGGTTAAGGCCAAGCCTTGCGCCATAAAATACACAGAACGAATAGCGCCTAACGCAATTTGTTCTTCAGTTGAGTTAGTATCAGAACAAGCCACCACACTTTGCCAAAAGGAAAATGCCGTAATCATTACGTCTTCCGGTTCCAATGTGCCGTATAGGTTGAAGTGGAAGTTAGGTAAGGCCAGTGCATCACTACGACCTGCATCAACACACTCAAACAAATCGATAATCCAATCTGCCTTTTCTTCATCGATACCAAGTGAGAGCAACGCCGAACGCACATTTTCAACAGGGGCTAAAATACGTTTCATGCCACCACCTCATTCTTTATCAAGTTGCTTAGTTCGTGATATGCAGAAGTAACTTGGTTAAATGCGGCTAAGCCATCGAGATAAATCGTTTTATCAATTAGCTTATGCGCTGACCAGGTATTCGGGTTTTGCGCACCGCTAAAGTAAGCTTTATCAATTGCGATAACTTCTAGCGCATCGGCATGGCCAATATAGCGAACTGACACGCTCACTTTTTCAGGTTTGGCGATGGCTATAAACATCAATTCGTTGATCACGTCGTTCATTGTTGGATTTGGTTTAATCATGGTATTCCCTTACTTAAAGTCGTTAATTGGATGACCAGCTAATTTACCTATCACCGGTTCAAGTGAGTTAATCGCATGGTGTAACTTCACTTTTTCGATATGGTCTAGTTGACTGAGTTTCAGCCCAACATGGTGCTTTTTTAATCCCGCGGCGAAACAAAGTGTTTTGCGCATGTCCGGCTCTAAATTGTCATATAAAGAACCAATGCGGCTGTTACCAAATAACCCACGGATTTGAGCAATTGAATCCGCAGCTGCTTGTACTTGTTCCATAAATAATCTCCTTACATGCCAGGCATTGGCATTCCACTTAATACGGCATCGGCGCACATGGACACGAACGGCCCTGCACCACCGCAGCGGTTTTCAACATCTGACATAAGAAAGACCAATTCACGAACGGCGTCTTGTGCCTTTTTAATTATTTGGTCTTTTTTGACTCGGGTTAGCCGGCGATCGGATTCGGCTTCTAAGATGTGACGGTTTATTTCACCGGTATGACTTGCCACGCTCATTGCGCTAAGAGTTAGCGGTTTTGAATCACCTCGCTTGGGTAGACGAACAGCGGTTAGTCCGACTTCGAGTATTGCGCTGTTGATAATGTCGTGATTGTCCGTTGCGGTTGTGATTCGAATTAACTCATCAACAGTTAATTGATGTGGCTGATTGGGGTTTAGTTTGTTTCGTAGTACTTGCCCACGCATGCCGCACTCGTTTGCAATCTGTTCTATGTTTTCAATATCTGCAAACCGAACACATGCAGACTCGATTGAACTGTGTTTACTCTCATTTGACTCATACATTGCGAAATTATCCTTATATGCAATGATTAAGTAACAAACCAAGTACGCAAATGAATATGATCGCTTCTGTTTTAACAATTAAAGAGAAACGATGCTTTTTCTTATTCATGCTTGGTTCAATGAATACACCTGTCGAAACCTCTATAAACCCTTGTTGATGGGCGTTTATAGTGATCTCTGGTTGGATTACGATTTGCTTACACAAATTTTTGTGCATCCGCTTTTTTAAACAAAGCGACAAGATTTATGAGTACAGCCCCGTTTCTGTTTTCTTTTGGCATGATAGGTAGCTTTCCACTTGTAACGGCTTGATCAATAGTGCTTATTGATTGCCCTGTTGCGGCGGCATATTTCTTTTTTGTGCAGTAAGGCACGTCGAGATGTATTGTAATTGACGACATAATGGTATCCTTATGAGTTGAATATAAATCGCATTTGTTAATATTTAATCGCATAACTAAACATTAACTGGATAATAGATCGCAAATGAAACAATTACAAGCAGTAATCCCACCTTTTGAGTACCTAGGTGGTAAAGATGTGACAGAAAAGCTGGTTTCAATAACGAACTCAGGTAACTTTCAGGGACTCACAACTACATTTGGTATCCCAAAGTCGACCATTGCTACTTGGCATCAGAGAGAAATCTCACCTTTTGAAATCGCAGTTAGAGTTCATTTGGCTAAAGGCGTGTCTTTAAAATGGCTATTACTAGATCAAGGTGAGGCTTTTGAAAGTGCTGGCGTGATATTAAAAGAAAAGCTTGTTATTGAAAAAATAGCGAACGGTATGCTAGACGAGTCTGGAGAAATGAATCTTGATGTGGCGATAATGGAACGTTATGAATTAACGAGTTCTATTACTCGCGTGATCGATCTTGATGGCTCTTTGTTGTTTGTTAATACAGAAGAAACCAATCCTAATTCTGGTCGTTATTTATTGGATATTGATGGTTCAATTTCCATTAATCATCTACAGCGTTTACCAGGTAAAAAACTAGCCATGAGTTATGGCAATACGTCTGTTGAGATTGCAGAAGCAGATATTGTTGTGTTGGGACGTGTCGTGTTAGCGATGGAAAAAGAGTAAGGAGCTCGGATATGTCAAAGGGATATGACGAATGGTATTTGAATCACACTCACCCAGTCGGACAAGATGGGTTTAAAAGTGATGAAGAAATAGAAACAGAAGAAATATTCGAAAAAATTAAAGAAGAAAACTACAAGCTAGATGAAATTTATTTACAAAACCATCCTTTTTGTGAGGCTGTTTTTTATTGTGATTTCTGTGATAGCACATTTGTAGCTAAAGCATCAGAGAAACACTACTGCAAATGCGGAAGTGTTTCTCTGGCTAGGCGTATTAAGTTACGAAGGGTAACAAATAATTATGCAAATATTCGAGGGTGAAAAATGCCGCGCTAAGCGTACTAAAATAGTACGTTAGGCTTCGCTTCGCTACACATTATAACCAACTATTTTAGTTCCGTTTAATCGCCTTGTTATGTATTTTCAGGCCTTCTTTTTTAAGAACAAATTCTAAATTTAAAAAACTGATCATGTTTTCAACTCCACCAAAGTCGACTTTCCACCTTTTTTCCATGAACTTTAACAACTTAATACTACGTTCCAGAATTTCAACAGCTGTCCATTGTTGATGTGTAGTCAACTCAATTTCTGAGAAGGATCCATATTTAAAACCAATAGTATTATTTTCGTTGCCAACTTTTTCTAAAAATGGTTTATTTTGAAAACTTGAGTTTTTCGAATGTGATAGAGGTACCAAGTTGCCAATGGTATGGCGAAGTATACTTCTTTCTTTGCTATTATAAGATTTATATTTGCTAGTCCAACAAGCTTTTCTAGCGTTTTGTGGGTAAATATGCTCGATAGTTTTGTGATCTCTTTCATCATCAGAAAAGTATTTCCAATCAAATTTATCAGTGTAAGTTTTTGACTTTTCTTTTAAGCTTTGCTCATATTCGTACATGAAGTATCGTAGCCCTCGCCAACGATAAAATCCGGCCTCTTTAAATGCAGCAGAGACCTGACTTAGAACTTGTGCGTCATTAGCCATTTCAATTCTGGCACTATCTATAGCAGAAATAATCTTTTCTAGTGTTAATTCATCATTACTTAAATCGCTAGCCCACTCAATAAAACGAGAAGAATTGAATGATATATTATAATTTCTGCCTACGAGAAACAGTGCAAACAATAGTTTTTCTAAGGATTTAAGAAATTTAACTGTTAGTACAACATCTTTATTTTTTTGCAAACTAACCATTATTAAAGGGAGGCACTCTTCAATGCCAGTTCGGTTAATTTTCTCTAACCACATACTAATCTCAGGTTGTAGAGAAGAACCCACTGGATTGGAGATTTCATACCACTTTTCAACTGAAGACTTTAAACTACGAACATATCGATATAACTCAGGGACTGTTAACTTATCATCATCTTTTGAATACAACGATTTTATTGTGAATTTTTTCTCTAGTAAGTAGTCTTGATAATATGAACCATAGCCACGCCTAAAACGCCTGTAATTGAGAGATTCCCCATTATTTATAGAATTTCCAAAAAACAAAATGAAATGATTAAAAAGGAAAATATCATCATCTAGTGGATTATCTTTATTACGTCCTAACTGATGATAAATAGTCTTCCAACACTTATTTATAGCATTTCTTAATTTAGACTTTTCGTGATCATCACCATTTACTTTTGTTGATAGATAAATAAGTCTATTCTTAAGTAGCTCTAAATGGGAAAGTGGTTTACCTCTATTATTCATTGTTTCAAACGACACATGCACATCAATTTCATTCGACATTGAATAAATATTAAACAAAAGATGTTGAGTTACCTTTTTATATAAACTCTCAACATCATCAAAATCCATGTCCTTTAATTGTTCTGTAAAATATTCCTTAGCATTTATCAAATTATTGGTATAAATTGTTTCTTGTACATCTGCTTGATTATCGGACTCCTCACAAAATATACGTTGTTTTAAAAATTCATAACTTGGGTTATCACTTTCATATCCAAAGAGATATGAACGCGAGATTCCTTCATCTTTGGATTCAAATATGAATTTTTTTCTTATTTCATCAGGTTTGGTATAATTTAACTCTTGTAAGTCAATTGATTCCAAAATGCATTGTATGAGAATTACAGTAGTCGTAAGCCTTTGTTGGCCATCAACAACAAAAAATGGTTCATAACTTTTAGATTTTATAATCCATAAATCATCTTCCCATTGGGAAAATTTTTCCTCATGAACATCTTCTAGCGTTAAGACACCAACATAATGATTATGACCTTTCTCAATTTGTAATATATCATTCCAAAAGTCTTTTAATTGTTTATTAGTCCATGCATACCCTCGTTGATAATCAGGAATCCTCAATAAACGTTCAGTAAATATTTTTGATATAGAATAAAGTTCAGTTTTCACGAATATTCCTTATTAAAATGTGTGACAACATATGGATAGCGACTTATTATGCGATTCCTAGAATAGCTTTCCAAGGTAAATTCCAAGTAAATAATGCTAAAATCAGAATTAATAATGCAGCACTCATTACATAGAACCAATTAAGGCATTTTTTTTGAAAGTCATGTCTTGTATTTAATTCGGCTTGTATTTGTTTAATACTTTCATATTGCTCAGAGTACTGATGCTTTAATCGTGTCATTTGACTTTGATACTCATTTTTTACAGCCGAAAGTGTGTGTTTTTGATTTGCTATAAGCATGAACATCATAATGCTATATATGGTTATTGAAATTGCGAGCAGGAAGTTAGTCCAAAATGAAATGCCATCCACAATTGAGCTCATTTTTAATGATGCTATTGCTAAAGAAATTGGAATTCCGAGCATTTTAGTTTGAACAGATGAAAAGATATCATTTAGCTTTGTTAAATAGTCCCTTTTATTTTCTTCATATTCCTTTCTCACATCGTCAAAGGAAAATTCACTTACAAACAGCTGGTAGTTTTCATTAAACCTTTTCGAAAACTCACCAAAATTTAGAAGTAAATAATTTAATCTATCTTTAACTGGAATGTTGATTAATAAACCGTACATAACCTCTTTAAAGATACTTGATTTTTGTTCTTTATGTGAGCTATCTAGAAATAACGCTTCAACAATACTGTAACCATCTAAAGCCTCATTTAAACTTTCTACTGTTAATATTAATGGGATGTTTAATCTTGATTTATGGAGATAAACAAATTCATCAATTACTTTATTCGTAATTTTAGTTGAATGATCAGCATTATCATTTAACAAGTGTAGAAAATTACTAATATCAATGAAATGCTTTAGTTTTCCTTCTATTGAACTCGAGGGAAAGATAGTCTCTTCTTTAAGTATTATAAAGCTTTCAGGAGGATGTAATAAGTTAGGTTTAAAAGATAAAAAATCTGTCCATTCATTATATAAGCTTAGGTTTTTCTGCCTTAAGTCTTGTGATGATAATTGAACTTTAACTATTTTACCTATGTAGACAGGTAAATCTGACAATTCAATATACATTTCATTGAAAAGAAAATCAGAAATTGGTATACCGCTATCAATACAACCTGTTAATTGATCGATAATATCTGTGGAAACTGTTACGGAAAACTCGTAGCCTTCATCATTTTTGATAAATGAGAACTCGCTATTTAAATCCTTTAATTTAGTCAATAAAACTAACTTATCCATTTTATGCTTCTTCTGTAGCCAGCTGTTCTTTAAGCTTAATAGGTACATCGGTTATTCGGATTTCTTCATCACTTTCGTTATAAAAAACACTAATGTTGATTAGATCACTATCAAAGCTTAATGATAATTTTTGGGTTTTTCCCGAATAACGCGTTAATCCGCGAAGAGCTGACTTCTCAATAGGAATTTCATTACTTAAGAAAAATGGGTCACCTTGTGCGATTTCTAAAAATCGGCCTTGTACTTCGGGAGTAAAACTTGAATCAAGTAATTCCGAGATTCTTTCTAAAAGTACAGGTTCGCCTTCATCTAACCATGTATTACAGCGCTCAAATACAAATTGTTTAACATCTTCTGATTTATCATCAGAAAAATTATTATTTGCGCAATACCTCTTTGTCACTTGAACTAAATTTTGAGTATCAGCACGTGCACGAGTATATTCTTCACAACCTACAAATTTAGCAAAATACTCTGTAACGTCTTTAGCACCACGCCCAATTCGAAACGCAATATATCGAGTTGATGCGCCGGACAACCAAGCAGTGAGATTGATACGAGCAGCCATGTGCAACTTATCTAAATCAAGTTGCTCTATTTGATCTAATGTTAAGTCATTTGAGAGAGCTAATCCATTTTTCTTTCTCAACAGCACTATAGATAAGAAGTTCTCTTCATTGTACGTATAATGGTTGAACCACAAATAACCACCTTTAGAAGCTCCTGTTCCATCTAACTTTTGTTTAAAATATCGAGTGGCAGCATCGGAAAAAGCTACAAAATTTTCAAAGCTATCCTCGTCAAAATGTGTTTCTAGAAGAGTTACAAAATGTGGCTGGGGATCATCAGGGTTTTCTGGTGTTTCAAACCGTCCTGTTAACAAGCCTGTTTTCCGAAATAATCCTGAAAGCTGTGTGCTCAATGTCTGAGCATGAGCGTCTACAGTATTTTCTTCATCTCTTGCGTAAATAGTTGCAACACTTTGATCTTCTTCCTTTCTAACTTCATGTACGATAATGTTTTCAATATTCATTAAAACTCCATTTTATGAGGTATCTCTACTCACATAACATTTGTATAGCAGGACGTTCCAATTCCCCCCAAATCTGTTCACACTAGTCAATAATAACTAATTAAATGAAAAATAAGATTAAACGCCAATCTGACATTAAAATCGATTCTAAGAATGTGTGCAGGCCTGCTATTTGTTTTTAAATATTGTCAATTATTAGCAATACTTAATATATAGCTGATTCTATTACTATTTTCACTTACAGCAAGGAAAAACATTACTCTTTAGTGGTAAACCGTGATGTACCTGATGAATAGACGAACTATACGATATAAAGCTATGATTTTTTGATTGAAAAATGGCGACAGAATCGGTATCGAATTAGATAAGAGACTTGAACATCAATAAATCTATGTTTAAACCTGCATGATAAAACATAGATTATTGCTACAATTGCTTTATAACTGTATATAAAAACAGTACTTGTTATCTTATAATATCAAATACATCGATTTACTCGTTATAAAGGAAACCACCCATGTCTGTTCGCAATCTCAAAGATGGCCACAAGAAACCTTGGCTTTGTGAATGCTATCCGCAAGGTAGTAAAGGCAAGCGTATTAGAAAACGCTTTGCGACCAAAGGCGAAGCAACGGCGTTCGAGCGCTACACAATGAACGAGATTGACGATAAGCCCTGGTTAGCGGACAAGACCGATAATCGGCGTTTATCTGAATTACTTGATCTTTGGTGGAAGCTACATGGTAAAAACTTAAAAAGTGGTGCTCATGCATATCGTCGACTGCAAATCATGTGTGAACAATTAAACGATCCCATTGCTGCCACGTTTACCGCTAAAGACTTTGCTCACTACCGCGCAAACAGACTCACAGTTGGGCAAGGTAAAGGCCGCAGTGGTGCAGAGCTATCCATCTCATCACAAAACTATGATCTGTTATGGATGAAAGTATTATTTAATGAACTTCGTCGGTTAAAGGAATGGAATCAGCCAAACCCGCTTAAAGACATGAAAACGATAAAGACAGCAGAACGCGAGCTTAGCTATCTAACACATGACCAGATAACGCAATTATTAACATTCGTTCAAAGAAGCCCTATTTCTGGACAAATGACACAAATTATTAAAATTTGCCTAGCAACCGGTGCTCGAATAATGGAAGCAATAGAACTTAAGGGAGCACAAGTAACAAAGCACAAGATCACCTTTACCAATACCAAAGGTAAAAAGAATAGGACCGTACCGATTTCAGAAGATTTATATAACGAGATATACCAAAATACATCAGGCCGATTATTCACCTGTGGTTATGGGGTACTGCATAAGTGGTTAAACTTATGTTTTTCTGATTTACCCAAAGGACAAGCGACTCATATTTTAAGGCATACTTTTGCAAGTTACTTTATGATGAACGGTGGTAATATTTTAGTTTTACAAAAGATACTTGGTCATGCAGATATAAAGCAAACAATGGCTTACTCGCACTTTGCACCGTCGCATCTACAAGATGCAGTGTTATTTAATCCACTGGCAAGCATGAGCTAAAAAGTGGCGGTAAAATGGCGATGAATTATGTAAACATGTATGAATATACAGTGGTATTTGGCGGCAGACCCTTTTTGTAAGCATCTGATTTTAAAGAAAACAACTAAATAACAAAGGGTTAAAAAA